TCTTTCAAATACTATATAATCTGCTTTGCCTTTTACCCATCCAGGTTTACCTCTAACATTCGTTCCTTCAACCCAAGCAATATCATCCTGTGATTTGTTATCCCAACGATTTACTTTCTTCATACCCTTTACATCAAATTTTAAAAGCTGACCATCTAAAGTTCCTTGCACATCCCAATGCTCTTGCATATCTTGATAGTCATTTGCCCATACTGGGTCTTTTAAATTCTTTGCAAAGTTTTGTTCTATTATTTTTGCTCTTGCTCTGTATTCTTGCCAACTCATTATTTATCCTTTTCGTTATTATAATAAACCATTCTCATACTGCCCTCATATTTTTTTAGACGTTTCTTCATTTTTTGATTCTCGTTATAAAGTTTTTCACAGTCTTCTTTAAGTTTTTTAATTTTTGATGCATACAGTTCTCTGTAATGTAGGCTCCAATTCTTTGCTATAATCATTTGTCATCTTTTAATTTCAATATTTCTAAATCACAATAATGTTTTATTTTTTCAAGATCTTGTATGCCTGCTTTGTTTTTGTATCTGCAAACGTATTTAATTACGTTGCCCTGAAAAAATGAGAGATCATTCTTTGAAATAAATTCATAGGGTTGAATATGAAAGTCTTTGTAGTGACTCCCGCCTATCTGCTTATCTTGTGGAAATGAATCTTCAAATATATCTTTATTGGTCATAATACCTCCTCCATTGGGTAACATTTGCTATCATCTTTTGGTCTTATAATATGTAAGTGTTCCTTTGTTCTTGTTGCACCTACGTAAAATAATCTTGTTTCATCATCTTGGTTCTTGTCATATGATTTCTTAGTATTAAAGGTAAGATCAGTGAGTAAGACTACATTGTCTTCTTCACCTCCTTTAGCACTATGAATGGTTGATAGTTTTATCCGTGGTTCTTGATTCAACATCTCTCCATTACGTTTCATACGTCGTATATAAGTAATTCTTTTTTCTCCAGCTTGATCAAAAGCTTCATACCAAATCTCATTAGTTCCAAGTCCATAGTCATTCTGTAATTGATCTAAGCTATACAGTCCATTCTTAACCATTGACTTTAATTTATCCTTGTTCCATTTTTCAGTGCTGATGTACTTTGAAATATTTTCTATTTGTTTTGAATCTAACATCTGTCCTTTGATTAAATATTCCCAGTTAGTTGCAGCGATTTGAATATCTTTTTCATAAAGTTTTTTAAATCTATTCTCATAATAAAAACCTTTTTCCCTTAATGTTTCCTCTAGAGGATCTAACATTGATCTTGTTCTAGTTAACACCAACCATTTACCTGTTGTCATATTCACATCTTCAAAGTGATCATAAGAACTTAGTTTTCCTTCATGTTGTTTAGGGTTCCAACTTTTTTCTATTCTGTTATTAACCCTACCAATAATTGAGTTTGCTAATTGGTGTATCTTTTTTGGAACTCTTCTAGATTCTTTCAGTTCAATAATCTTTCCTTTTTGTGCAATGAATGAATCTACATCTGCACCAGCCCATCTAAATACAGCTTGATCATCATCTCCTGCAATAAAAGAATCAACTGTTTTATCAGTAATATGTTTAACCATATCCCATTGCATTAAAGATAAATCCTGAGCTTCATCAATAAATACCACATCGAAGTTTGGTGATTTTTCTTCTTTGATAAAATTTAAAATCATATCGTTGTAGTCAATAAGATTATATTCTTTCTTATATTCTACTAGTCTTTCACTTAAATGAACTAGAGTTGAGTATTCAACATCTTGATTATGTTCTTTCAAATTATACTGCTCATCTATTGTAATGTTTCTAAGTTTAGCTAGATTGATTATTCTAAGGTAATCACTTTTAGTAGAAAATAATCCCGTCTCTTCTTCATCGTAATCATTGTAATCTAAAAACAAATGTTCTTTCCTACCCAGATCTTCGTAGTGTCTCTTCTGCATTACTTGATTTTTTTTCAACCCTAGTGATTTAAAAGCAAGAGAATGTAGTGTTCTAAAATAGGGAAGATCATCTTCTTCTAAATTAAATTTTTTCATTGCTCTTTCTTTAGCTTCATTTGCTGCTTTCTTTGTAAAAGCAAAGTAACCAATTCTATCTGGGTTAGTTGTCTTTAGATATTCATCTACCTTTTCTAACAATGTATGTGTCTTTCCTGTACCTGGTGGTCCGAATACAATTGTCTTCATTAATATGGATCCTTTTCTTTTAAGACTTTAGGTGTATGAGTTTTTTCTGGTTTCTCAAATGCGTCCACTACCATAATTGTTGGTCTCTTCTTACCAATTACAATTCGATCATCACTACAATCACAATATTCTTTCAACATTTGCTGTGTAACTTGTGGTTTCTCTGGCCATTTCTTTCTAAGTAAATGTCCATGATAAAATTTATGAAATATAAATTTATGTTTACCTTCTTCTGTAAAGACGTTTCCATTTAGAATATCTTTTTTAGTAGTCTCCGCTGCAGTTCTATTAGTACAGAACTCTTCTAAATGTTCTTTTAATTGATCTACCATTGAAGAACCTTTTGGTGCTTTGATTATTTCTACACCTTGTAATAACTGATCAACATATGTTTCAAATTCTTTCACGGTTACTCTTTTTGGTTTCTTATTGATTTGTTTTACAACTGTTCTTCTAAATAATCTTTGTTCCATTAGACAATCAATGTTATCTAATTTCACTCTATCCCCATCTACATTGACCCAATAGTAGGGTTCGTCTAGTTCAACTTTTTGAAGATCAGATAGTATTGGAAATACTGAGTCTCCACCAATACCATACGTCCTAGTTCTACATAAATTTTTATCACAATGATTACACATTGGATCTTCATTACATTTAAAACCTAGATCTTTACCATCATTAAATTTTATTTTACCTTGAACAATTCTATCTTCTAATGGCCCTGAAGGATGTTTCTCAAAGTATTTATAATTAAATGCATTGATCTTTGTTTGCCAACTATCTGGCCATTTTCTTTTTGCATACTGTATGTATTGATAAATAATTCTATCTCTGCCATCTTTAATTTCAGTTTGAGTAATACTTTCCAAACAAGGTGGACCATCACTAAACTCTGAGTCAGGTCTCTTGATTGTTAATGTTTCTAACTGTTCTGGAGTAAGTTTATATAAATCATGTAGTAAATAAAAACGTTCCAGATTAACAGCTTCACCTTGATCATTAAAGCAATATCTTGTTGTTTTATCACCATTAAAGTATGGTAAATTTAAAAAGTTTCCTGTATCATCTTTGGATTTTAATTCTACTTGTTTTGGAAATACTTCCGACCCCCCATAACCTAACACTGCACTAACTGATACTAACTTATCTCGCATTAGTTTTGCTTCAACAGGAACTGTTGTAAAACAAAATACGTGTGCACCTCCACTCTTAGATCTAAATACTAATAAAGGTAAATCTAAACTTTTAATTTTATCTATTAATTTCTTGTGATCAAAACCTGCATAAGAATCAATATCAACACAACCCCATTTACAAGTATTAGTTTCATTAATCGGTATGATTCCTAAACTAGGTTCCGCACCGTTTAAATGGTCTTGCCACATATTATCTGTGACCATACCTCTTTGAACGAAAGATTTACCTTTGATCTTTTGACCGTCGGCACCTTTCTTGTCGACGTATGTTAATCCATACGCACGTTCTAGCCCTGAGAATATCTCTTTAAACTTTTCCATAATAATATTTAAGCGGGCGTTTCCACTCTCGCTTTAACGCCCACTACCTAGGATACTGTTTAGTATGGTGATTTTTCTGTTGTCTCAGTTTCAGAGTCGTGTTTAATTTCAACCTCACCTTTGCTAACTTTTTCAGCAAAGTCTTTGGCGATATTATAAACACCAGCGTCTGATACAGGTCCAACTTTAGTTACATCCCAACCAAACCATGTTCCTTTATCATTAGTCATTTGAACTGACTTTAGATTATAAACGTGGCTAAATGTTGGTGGAGTAAATAAACCGTTTTTACCCTGCATCTTTATAGACATCATCATAGAGTTCCAAGTTCTACTTACTTTCAACTGTGTTCTTGTCATAGACAATAATGCAGTAGATGGTACTGATCCCAAAGTAACAACAAAATGATTTGCCGTGTTCTCAAGATAGTTACCATTAGGTAGCCTGTCTCTATTCATCTGGTCTCTTGTAGCTGTTTTAACAATAGGATCGTCTATTGAATACATCTTTACAAGACCTCCGCCTTCTCCTCTATCTTTCCACTCAAGAAATTTTCTATTGTAGAAAGCAGGAATTACATTAACTCCTTTTTCACCATTGAATAATTCTTTAGTGACAGAGTTCAATATCATCCCAGGTTCTGCGCCGTCAACGTATTTACCATCTCTTTTATTTATCTCTGGAGATAACTGTCCTAAGACTTTAAGAAAGGGTAAGGCAACATCGTCCTGACCAATATTTTGTGCTCCTGCGTTAGCATCAGCTTCAAACATATTCGTAGCTAATGCACCTTCTGTTTTTTTCGTAAGGTTTGTTTCTTTTGACATGATTATTTTTTCCTTTTGATTGTTGTTTTATTTCCAACAAAGATGCTGAAAATTTCCGTAGGCATTTCTTGACCTGCCTCAATACGTTGACGGACCAACGCTTTTAGAGTCATGGGTTCAACCTTTAATTTCTGCGCAGGTTGAAGGCCCTGACTCTTTGCAAGTTCAGCATATTCTGCTGCCTTGTTGTCTTCTCCACGGCCAAAAGATACTACCATTTCGTTTTTGATAATGTCTCCCAGACCATTTTGTCGAAGCCAGTTAAAAGCCGATTCTCTATTAGCCACTGTAATGGTAGCATTGTAGAACGGCTTGACGTCAATCATAGAACCATCCATTAGTTTGAGTTGGGATAGACCCATCTCAGACATCATAGTAGGAATTACCTCTGCTGATATAACATCTAAATCTTTTTTCTTTTTCTTTAAGTTCTCTTCGATGCCCTCTATTTCTTTTACTAGAGACTCCATCTTTTGAACTTCATTAGATAGTGATTTTATATTTTCACTCTTATCTAATATATCTGTTTTGTCTTGCTCAAAGTTTATATTATTCATCTATTTTTCCTTTCTCGTATAGATTAATTGCAATAGGATAATATTGTCTTTCTTGTTTATCCCATTTCAATACATTATATTTACCATTTGTAATGTCAGATGCAATAGAACATGCAACACCTATAATTGCAGGATCTCCTGTAAGTAATAAATAATCTTTTTTCTTAAAAGATTCCAAACCTTTTTTTAATTTAAAAATTAATGGACCTGGAGAAAAAATCATTTGAGAAAATTCTGGTAATAAAAATTTAAATTTTCCATACTTAGCTGCACCCATAATATTTATTTTAGGATTACCTGATTGAGTACCAGGAATTTCTTGAATAACATATACTGTTGGATCAGTAGTATTTTTTATTTCTTCGTATTTTATTCTTTCTGACATTGACAAAACATATAACATTGTTTATATAGAAGTCAATACAGAAAGAAGAAAATATTTATGAATTATAAATTTAAAACAAAGCCGTATGCACATCAATTAACTGCGTTAGAAAAATCTTCTAACAAAGAAAGTTATGCTTATTTTATGGAGATGGGTACAGGTAAGACTAAAGTATTAATTGATAATATGGCGATGCTTTATGATAAAGGTAAAATAGATGGTGCTTTAATTGTTGCACCTAAAGGTGTTATTGGCACTTGGTATAATCAAGAAATTCCAACACACTTACCTGATCATATAGAGAATGTGTCAGTTTTGTGGCAAGCAAATATTACAAAAGGTCAACAAGAAAAATTAAATGAATTATTAAAAAGTAGTGATAAGCTACATATTTTAATTATGAATGTTGAAGCATTAAGTACATCTAAAGGTACAGACTTTGCAGCGTCGTTTCTTAGAACTCATAATACTATTATGGCAATCGATGAATCTACAACTATAAAAAATTCTGCAGCTAAAAGAACTAAAAATATTTTAAAGCTTGCTCCCCAATCTAAGTATAGAAGAATTATGACTGGTTCTCCTATAACTAAAAATCCATTAGATCTATATAGCCAGTGTGAATTTTTAAGTCCATGGTTATTGGACTTTGCATCTTATTACGCATTTAGAAATAGATATGCAGAAATGAAAACTATTCATGCAAAAGGTAGATCAATACAAGTTGTAAACTTTTTTAAAAACATTGGTGAGTTATCAGAAAAATTAAAAGGTTTTTCTTATCGTGTACTAAAAGAAGACTGCTTAGATTTACCTGATAAAATCTATGTAAAAAGAAATGTTGCACTTACTGAAGAACAATCAAAACTTTATAAACAGATGAAAACTATGGCTCTTGCTATATTAAATGGTAAGCAGACAACTACAGTTAATGTTCTAACTCAGCTAATGAGACTACATCAAATTACCTGTGGTCACTTCACTGCTGATGATGGTAGCACTCAAAATATAAAAAGTAATAGAATAAATGAACTAATGAATGTCTTAGAAGAAGTAGAAGGTAAAGCTATTATCTGGGCCAACTATCAAAAAGATATGTTTGAAATTAAAAAAGCTATTGAAAAAGAATATGGTGAAGGATTCGTGGTCGATTATTACGGACTCACTCCACAAGAAGATAGACAACCCAACATCAAACGTTTTCAAGAAGATCCTGAATGTAGGTTCTTTGTGGGTACTCCCCAAACAGGAGGTTATGGTATTACATTAACTCAAGCAAACACTGTTGTATATTATTCTAATGGTTATGATCTTGAGAAAAGATTACAGTCAGAAGACAGAGCACACAGAATAGGTCAAAAAAAATCTGTGACCTATGTTGATTTAATGGCAGATGACACCGTAGATGAAAAGATAGTTAAAGCTTTACGTAAAAAGATTAACATTGCATCAGAAGTTTTAGGTGAAGAATTAAGAGACTGGATATAGGTTTTAAGAATGGGATCTATGAGTACCCTTGAGGCGAGTGGTAGCGTCTCGTTTTAACAAACGCAGTTGGTTCGGTCCATACGATCCCTGGTTTTCATTACCGTTAAACCAACAACTGCCACTTAACCAACTACTTTACCGTCTTTCCATTCCATATCTGGAAGACCTTCGGTATATTTTTTTCCGTCAAAGGTAAGAATTTGTTTTCTGTTAGATCCTTTTTCATCATAAGACACGTGTATCCATCCTGCCTGGTCATCTTCGGGTTTATAATACTCGAGAATACATTGATCGAAGTCAACATTGTTAGTCAGCCAGTAAGCGACCTTAATATTGGGCACTGAATGAATTTCGAAATCGGCGGCGCAGCCAAGAGCATGCTGAGAGGTTTTTTTGCTCCCTATCGCTTCGCACAGCGCTTCTGAACGGTATCCCGAGCTGATGCTTAGGGGTTTGTCGAAGTGTGCTCTAACGGGCTCTAAGACCTCGTAACAGAGGTTTCCTAAATTTTTTATTTCTCCAGGGCCTGGAATGTTGTCAATCCCCTTACGTACAGCAGTCATGCTACGTGTCATCTCTTCAAGAGTAAAATGTTTTGAAAGCTGCATAATTATTTAAGCATGTTTAATAGTAGAGCAACTACTATTCCAAATGCTCCACCTATTATCATTTTTTCCATTCGTTCTAATCTTTGTTTAACTTCTTTGATTTGATCAAAAGTTTGTTTCTGCATAATCCGACACAATTTTTCATGGTCCTCTATTTTCTGTAATGCAGATTTTCTAGCCATTATATTGTAACCCCCGCTACAATAGAAACCCGATAGGATAGACCTATCACACCGCCCAAACTTTTAATTTTGTTTATCATTACGTTGTAAAAAATTCCTCTATTA